TTAGTCATACTCCCGCCGCCTTTCGTCGTCCGCTCTCTGCCTGTCGCGTTCGTCGATTTCCTGCAAAAGTTCTTCATCGTGCTTTCGCAAGATTTCTTCAATGTCCTGTGCCTGCGCGTCATTCCCCACGTGGAAAACGGGCTGGCTATGGATAACGATTGACCTTTGCTGTTCCGCCGCCGCCAGTGTCGGCGGGTTTACGTTCGGGGCTTCCGCCCCCGCATAAGCCAGCCGGTATTGCTGGAATCCTGCATTTCCTGTCAGGGTCTTTGCCATGCTTGCAAGATTCGTAAAAATGTTCCCGGTTTCCGCCGCCTTGAAAACGGTTCGGTTCCGGGCGTTCGTGATAAGTTCCGCGCCCTGTTCGCCCGCTATGAAAGTATCAGGCGTTCGGGGCGTACCCTTTGCGAATTTTGGAATCAGCGGAATATTGATACCCTTTCCGCCAACACCGGGGACCCAATCGGGAATTTTTAGCTTGTTCAGCCCTCCGATCAAGCCGTTTATAATGTCGATAATTCCGTTCATTGCGCCCTTTGCAATGCCCTTGATCGCGTCCCATACGCCGGAAAAGATACCTTTTACACCCTCCCAAACGCGGGACCAATCGCCGGTAAAAATCCCGGCAAATACGTTCAAAAGGCCCTGAATCGCGGTCAGCACGCCGCCTACAACGGAACGGATAGTTTCAAGCCCCGTCCCGATCAGCCCTTGAATTGTGGGCATAAGCGCGCTAATAATTCCCATGACGGCGGTTGCCACGGTCTGGAAGATTTCCCAAATGCTTTGAATAACGCCTGTGATCGTGGGTCCCCATTCGACAAAGGCTTGCGCGATTTGTGGAAGAACCGTTGTAACGATGAACGCGAACAGTTCTTCAATAATCGGTTTTACGCTGGTGTCAATGAACGAAATAAACTGCCCGATCACGCCGCCCACCGTCTGCATGATGGAAACGAACGTGTCAAACACGGCAACGCCTTGTTCGCCGAAAATACCGTTGATGAATTCCCGCGCGCTGGCAAGGTTCCCGTCGCTGAAAATGCCCTTGATCGTGTCGCCGATGTTTGTAATCACGCCCACGATGTTGTCAAAGACGGCAACGCCCGCCGGACCGAAAACCCGTTCAATCAGGTTCCGTATATCGTCCAAATGGTCCCGGAAGATCTGAACGGCGGCAATAATCAATCCGATCACGCCGACGACGGGCAGAATCTTTCCGGCAATCCCGCCGAACGGCCCCAAAATGGCCCCGCCCAGCTTTTGGAGCGGCGCAATCATCGTCGTTAGTTTGCTGAATCCCTTTCCGACAACGCCGCCGATTTTCCCCAAAGGCCCGGCGGCAATCTTGCTTCCCGCTCTTGCGAAAATGCCCGTCACCTTGCCCGCGGCTCCGTTGGCCAGCCCGCCGATACCGGAAAAGGCTTTCGTAAACAAGCCGCCCGCGGCTCCGCCGATACCGGAAAACAGATTTCCGATCTTTGTTCCGCTGAATAGCTGTGTAAAGGCCCGCCCCGCTCCGCCTGCGGCGCTTCCGATGTTACCGAAATATCCGGTAATACTTTTCGCAACGCCTTTCAGCGTCCCGGAAAAGCCCGTTGAATCAACCCTTGCAAGATTAAAAATGTTCCGTAATCCTTGAAATCCCTTTTGAATTGTCAGTCTTGCGCCGTTCAACTCCAAAAAACCGATTTTTGCAGCTTGTCCGCCAGCTTTCAGGCCCAAAATAGCCGCGCTCACTTTTACGATTGTTGAAAGCAATTTCGGGTTTTCTTGCGCCCATGCAGAAAACTTAGTTATCAATACGGAAAGTTTTTCCGCCGCCGTTGTAACATAGGGTAAGAATGTATCGCCCAGCACAATTCCAAGGTTTGACAAAGCGGTTTTTGCCTTTTGCATTTTCTCCGCTGTAGTGTCCATCATCTTTTGATAGGCCGCTTGCGCGGCCCCTGTGCTGTCCACCATCGCCGAAACTTCATCATTAAAGCCATCCACGCCGTTTGACATAAGCGAAATTGCCGCTTTCCCAGCTTCTGCGCTTCCGAACATATCCGCAAGGGTTTTCCCGCTCCTGTTCGCTTCATCTTGCAGGATTTGCAGAACGTCAGCAAGGCTGTTTCCCTGTGCCATTAGTTCACTGAAGCTTGCACCAGCGGCCTGCTTCAACGCCTTATTTGCCGTGGTCCCGCTTTTTCCCAACTCGTTCAACATACTATTCATGTATGTTGTCGTTTCGGCGGCGGCAATACCGCGGGCCGTCATAATTGAGTAGCCCGCGCACAACTGTTCCAGCGCAACATTGTTTGCGTTCGCTGTCGGAATTACCTTGCCCATGACCGACGACAATTCCGCAACTGTCACTTTGCCGCGGTTTTGTGTCGTAATCAGCATATTGGAAATTTGCTCTGTCTTTGATGATTCCAGCCCATAGGCATTTAGGATTGTTGTTAGCACGTCCAGCGCCTGTCCGGTTTCAGCAAAGCCGCCCTTTGCAAGTTTTGTAGCCTGTTCAACGAACCCAACTGCGTTTGCGGTGTTTTGCCCTGCTGAAATAGCGTTATATACGTCCTCTGCGACGGTGCTTGCATTTACCCCCAGTGCATTTGATAAATTGATAATCTCTTTCTGCATTTGCGAAAGAGGTACAATATTCTGATCGGCAATCGTCCCAACCTTTGCCATTGCCGTTTGAAATTCCATCGACTTTTGCACTGGCCCGGCGTAAATTGCCGCGCCCAGCGCCGTAATTGTCCCTATAGTTCCGGCAAACTGCCTTTTTGCACCTGAAATTGCTTCTTTATTTTTATCAATCGCCGCATTTAGACGCGCAAATTCCTCTTGACCGCTTTTTAGTCGGTCATAGCTTTTCGCCAGCCGTTCGTTTTCCTCCGTCAAACGGGACGTATCAACGCCTGCGTCGGAAAGTTCGTCACCCAGCGTCCGCAAGCGGCTTTCTTGCTGTTCAATCTTTGCGGTTGTGTCAGCAATCTGCCGTTCGTTCCGCTCCATAGCGGCCCGCAATTTTTCCGACGGCTGTTCTGTTTGGCTTATCTCCCTTTGCAACCGGTCGTGTTCCGCGGTTAGCTTTTCAAGCTTCTGCCGGTTCGATTCAAGGGCGGTTTCCTGCTTCTTAAATGCTTCAATCTTCCCGGCGGTGGAATTCAACTTTTGCATGGTATTCTGTAATTGCCGGGTTGTATTGATCGCCCCTTTGAACGCCGCGTTGAAGTTCCCGCCCAAAGCCGCTTGCAACTTGAAGAGTAGTTCATACTCTTTTCTCGAACCAGCCAAATTCTCACCCCCTGTTTTTGGGCATAAGAAAGGGAATCACCCGCGCTGGGTGATTCCCTTTCTTGAAAATATATTTATGGTTCAGCTTTCTTCGTACAAATAGGTTCCATCTTCTTGAAGTATGATATTCCCTTTGCTCTCCAAAATCGAACCATCTTTGTCTTGTTTCCCATAGTCGCCTATGTAGTACATTGAACCGGGAAAGGTAATTCCTGTCCCGTCCTCACAAATAATCGAAAACCAATTATACCCACTGTCCTTTACAACCGTTTCCACGAATTCTTTGTAATCATCTTCCGAAACGGTTAAAAGGTCCGATTTCAACATATCAATATAGGCGCGCTCCCCAATCACTTCCGTTCCGAACCCATTTTTCACGTCTGCCGTCTTGACCTTATAATCAAGCAGAATGTTATACATTTCCGGGTATAGCTCTTTCCCGCTTTTTTCTACGCGGTCAACCACGCCGTCAGTGTAATAAACGTCGTAGGCGGTGAAGCTGGTAACGGTGTTCACGGTACAATGCCCGTCGTCTCCTTGCTTGCGGGTCACGTTGGAAACCTTTCCGTCCATTCCACACGAAACAAGGATAAGAAAAACTTCGTCGGCCTGTTCGGGGGTGATTGCCATACCGGACGCAAGGGACCGTTGCGAATCACTGTAAAAGTCATATGCGGCGGACAACTCCTCGGATTTCGGGGTGTCATAGTCCACAACCGCACCGCACGCGGCAAGGGACAAGATCAGCCCCGCCGCAAGGATAAGTGAACATAGCTTTTTCATTGGAAAACCTCCGTTCGATGTGTTAAAGATAAGAATTCTATCTTTAACACATTGTAGCTGGCAATCACGCGGAAGTCAAGCCGTTACTTTTTCTGCTTCCGTTCTTTTTCAACGGCGTTTGCGTCCTTTATCCACAAGGCGAATTCCGAAACAGTCATGTTCAGCCAAAATGGAACGCCGGTAAAGGACGCTTGCGCCATTTTATAAGCTTCACGCCGCCACCATTGTGCGGGGTTCTGCTTTAATAGCCCGAATCCAGCAAAAAACGGCGCGCCGCTCCTGTGATCTTGTTAAAATCTTTCATGGGCATAGCTTCCAGCACGTCGCTTCCGATACCCGCGGCGCGCGCCGCCATCTTGCTCTGGAAACTGGTGGAGATTTCCGGCGCAAGGGCATATTCGCTCATGCTCTGCATTTCGTTTTCAATCGCCACCATGTCCCGGCCTTTCAGCCGCCCGAAATCAAAGGTCAATTCCTGATAGGTCTTGCCCTCGTACTCGAACGGCTTTGCGAATGTGTGCTTGTAAACGCTCACGTCCTCGCTCTCCGCGGCCTTTACGGGGCTTTCGACTGCCGCCGGGATAGTATCGGGGGCCGGGGCTTCCGCCGCGCCTGTGGGGTTTTCTGCTCTGATTTCAGCAATGTTTTTTACCTTGTCGCTCATGGTTCAATTCCTCCGTTTGTTTTCAAATTTTGAAATGTAGAAAAGAGATAAAACCCCGGCGGGTCATGCCCGCCGGGGGTCTGCCCTTACTTGCCCAGCGCCTTTCGCACGTCCTCCAAATAATCAACGCCGTTCACATAGAAGATGAAATTCAGAATGTCGATTTCCAGCTTCTTCACGCCGTCGATGTAGGTGGCAAAATATGTCACCGCATATTCGCCGGACGCTTCCGCGGGCGACGCGGGGGCCAGCTTTCCGGGGGCAAACTTCGTCGGTGTCACCATCAGAATGTGCTTGACTTTCGTTTGCTCGAATTTCCCTGCGGCGCTGTTCCATAACTGCTGGGAAGCGCGGAGGTCGATCTGATGATTGCGCGGTTCCAGCAGCTTGATTGCGTCCGTCGTCACCGAACGGAAATTCAGCGTCAGGGTCATTGCTTCGATGTGTCCCACGAACGCACCGTTGAACGTGCCGGAAATTCCCGCGCCTTTGACTTCCTCCGTGATGGAGGAAATTTCCGGCAACGACACTTCCGCCATTCCGTAAAACTCCGTCGCGTCCTCATACACGGCAAAATTGGTTACGCCGTTTTCAACTTTCACGTTTTGTCCCTCCTTACGCCGTCAACGCCGCGGAAACGTACTCCACGTCATACTCCAGCACAAACTCGCATTCTCTCATGGGGCTGGGCGGGGTCAAAAACACATGGAACGTCGCCTTGCCTGCCATAAGGGAAGTTACGGGGTTGTCCTCTTCCCGGAATTCAACCCGCCCGCCCAGCAACTTCTCTTCCGCGGTAAGGCCGTTCAGCCAAATATTTACGGAATCAACAATGCTGTCGATCAGCCGCCGGGTCATTTTCTTGTCAACCTTGCTCCAATAGGTCAAAATCAGGGAATTTGCAACCCAGCCGAACATACGGGAAACGCAAATGAAATAATTCTTTACGTCTGTGTCAGCCGGGAAACAGGCCGTTTCGTCGCCCCAAAGGACATAACCGCCGATGAAGTTCAGCGCGGTAATAATGCCGTTGCTGTTCAGGTAGTTAGCTTGCTGGAGGTCCAGCAGAACAATCGTACCGTCGGCAAGAACCGCGCTGTCCATCTGCAAAAGCTTGTTCGACGGGCTTTCCGCCGGGCAACCGCCGTTGTCCGAATCGGTCAACCCCATTCGGCCCGCCGCCTGCACGGAAGCATGAAAAATCCGCTCCCCAAGCTTGAAGAGCGGCCAGCAGATAAGCTGATATTTTGAATTGATGTTCTTTGCCTTTTTCCACGCGGGCGCGTCGGCGTAATGCCGAACGTCGTTTGTGTCAATGTCGCAAAGGGCTTTCCCCTCGAAAACGCCGTTGATAGACTGTACTTTTGCCGACATGATCGCGGCAACCTCCGAATCGTGGGACCAGCCGGGGGCAAGGACCAAATCGGCAACAATACCGTATTTCGGAAAAACGGAATCCAGCAGTTCAAGGCCGGAATTCTTCTTTGTGTTGGTATCGAAACCGCCGATAATCTCTTTCTTTGTCACGGCGGCGGGGTCCACCGCGTCAAAGGAAATCGTAAGTTCGCCCGCGCTTTCAGGAATCGCGCCACCCTCCAGCACTTCGACGATCAGGTTTTCCCCGTCGTAAAGGGTGTCATAATCGGTCCCGGCAACGTAGTTCGCGGGCGCGTCGTCCTCTGCCGCGGCGTTTTTCACCGTTACGCTGTCCTGCAATGCTTCCAGCGGAAGATAAACCTTGCCGTCGGTGACGGGGTATTTCTGTTCGACAACGGCTTTCTTGTGCTTCGCGGGGTCCAGAACGTTGACAAGGACCACGGGCGCAACGCCGTAAAGCTGGAATTGCGAATAGATCATTTCGCAAAGCGGGTATTTCTCCCAATCGTCGCTAAATCCAAAAGCTGAAACGGCTTCCGCGTAGGTGTAGCACATGACGGGTTCGTTCACCGTCCCGCCGACGGTATGTACCGGCGCGGCTCCGACAACGAAAGGAACGCCGGAATCCGCTTCAACAGGGGTCGAAACGGACGTGTCAACCTGTCGTGTCGATACGCCGTGATAATAGTTAGCCACGGTTATACCTCCTTACCTCTCCGAATTGCGGAAGCAATGTCGGAATAATACTTGTGCGCGATATTACCGGGGGTCTTGACCTTGACGGAAAACGCCGCCAGCCGGTTTGTCGGCACAATCAGCCGGGGAATTTGCGGGTACTGCTCCACCGCGTCCGCCAAATACGCCAGCACGTCCGAAAGCGTCCCGCGGAACACGGCGTTTTCTTTCAGCCGCCCGCGGGGAATGGACGGGCCGACATAAACGAACGTGTCGTAGCCCTCCGCGGCCCCTGTGGGCTGTTCTGCGGGCTTTTCGTCGGGGGGCGGGTTGTTACCCTCCCCGTTCTCCGCGCCGCTTCCTGCGCCCTCTGTGGCTTCCTCTGCGGGTGTTTCTCCGCCGCCGTCGCCCGTCCCGCTCCCGCCTGCGCCCTCTTCGCCCTCTCCGGGCCGTTCTGCGGGCTTTTCGCCGGGGGTGGTGCTGTTACCCTCCCCGCCCTCTGCGGCACTTCCTGCGGGCGTTGTGGGCTGTTCTGCGGGGTTCTGTGCGTTATGGGCGTTCAGCACGTCAATAATCGCCGCTTTCGTCATGCTGTCGTCGGCGAAAATTCCGTTTGCCGCGGCAATCTCCAGCAACTCCGATTTCGTCATGCTGGTTTTGAATTCTACCATTTGTTTTCTACCTCACTTTCAACCGTTGGTGTGTTCCCGTTGTAACCCGCCGAAAACGGGGATTCCAAATAGACCGGCGGCAATGTCCATTCGGTCATCATTTCACCCAAATAGTACGGGGCCGTATTATCCGGGTAAATAATCATTTCAAGGGGCTGTTCTTTTCTGATTTTCAGCAAGTACCGGTCCGCAATGCTCCCGTCGCGGAGAAACGCCGTCCGAATCCGGGTAAGCAGATTCAAAAGACACCGTGACCCCTCCGCTTTGTCCTCCGAATAGGTCGCGCATACAATCCGAATCTTGCAACTGCTTTCGGGCATTTCTCCCGGCTCCTGCTGGTCCTTACTTGTCAAAAACTGCAAGAGAACATAGGGGATTCGCTCGGTTTCCGCTTTCTTGTTCGGAAGCGCCATTGTGTGAACCTCTGCCGGGCGTTCCGGGGTTTCTCCGCTCTTGCGGTCAACCCGCGTCGGCAAAATAAGGTCCTTTATTTCGCCATCGACGTAAATTTTCATTGCGTCTAAAAGGTCTAACGCCGTCATTGTTTACCCTCCATAGCCGTTTAGAATCCGGGTGATTTCGTGTTCAAGGCGCTTGTTCATGGTTTCCGCGGCCTTTTCCGATACCTGTTCCAGCACTTCCTCGTTTCCTGCCATTTGTGCGGTTGATTGTGCCATGAATTCAGATACCGGGAAAGAACGGCTTGTGTCGCGCTCAAACATTCCGGTATGTCCGTTCTTCATGCGGGCAATAAACGCGTGGGCAAACGGGGTTTGCGCGTTCCCTCGCATGACTGCCGCTTTTACTTGCGCCCGCTGAATCGGCAACGTGGGCGAAACATTAAAGCGGTACAACGGCAATTTGTAGCCCGCAAAAGTTACGGTCCCGCAAACGCCGCCGTCCGCTTTCTGAACCTGTGTGCGAATATTTGCCCCGGCCCGGACGTTCTGTGCAGAAATGGCATAAACGCCGGTGATCTGCCGGACGGTTTCGGTTTTAACCGCGCTGTTCACCCTGCGGACAGCGCTTGAAAAAGCCTTTTGCGCGCCGCCCGGTATGCCGGAAAGAATCAGGTTCACCCGCTCGATCTGTTCGTTTGTAATCTGAATCATTCGGTCAACCTCTCCAAATACAAAACAATGTCCCCGGCTTCCGGGTGAACCTTTCTGATTTCGTAAAGGTCGCCATCAATCTCCACGTTCAACCCGCGTTTCGGAATCTGGTTCAGGACAGAAAGGGGAACATACATGACAAGATCAACAAGGGTCAGGCCGTCCACGTGATCGGTGGACGGCCTCGACCGGTCTTGCGCGCCGCCGTCGTCGATAATGACCGGCCCTTTATAGCGGGTTCCGTCAATCCAGAATTCCATTTCGTCCGCGTGTTCTGCGGTGTTGTGGAATACTGCCAGCAAATCCCGTTCGGCCTGTGCTTTGAAATTCCGCATTACAGGACGTGGGCGACAAACCAGCTATTGACCTCATGCGGCACGGTCAGCGGTTTGCTGTTGATCTGTAAAAAGCGGCGGTCCGGGCGGCGTTCCACCCACGTCTGCGGGACCAAATCACCCTCCACGGTGACAAAGCCCTTGCCCTCTTCGGGAATCATGGTAATGCCGCCGTAGTAAATGGAATATTCTGCGTCGGTGGACAGCAAGGCCAGTGCGCCATCGGGAACAAGGGGCTTTTCCTCTGGGGCGGCGGGGTTGGTCCAGTTATCCAGATACCATTCGTTGTACTGGTAAATGTCCAGCCCCAGCTTGTTGATTGTCCCGATGTAGGTAAGGCCATTCGGAAGCTGGCGGGGCTTAATGACAGCAAGATCATACGCCCGAATATCCAGAACGTCCTTGACCTTTTCGTTGCGGACAAATGCTTTTGCAACGTCCGCCGCCATAATGCAGATATTGCAGTTCACGAACCCGGTTTTCTGCACCTTTTCGTGCCACCGTTCCAAATCCGCCAGCGGGTCAGCGGTCGGCGCGCTCCATTTCAGCGCGTCCGTCACGATGGTTTCGACGTTGGAAAATTCAAAGTCGATCTCTTCGTTCAGGCCGTCGCCGATAATGGGAATCTTACCGGTGAAAATCGCCGTTGCCGCCATCCATTCCTTACGGCGCACGATCATTTCTTTCAGCTCCCGCAAATCCTCCGCCAGCTTTTCAACGGCGCGGTCGGCGGGTTTCTTGCCGCTGTACGGGTTTTCGCCTGCGGACCTCTCCAGCAGATCGTCCACGGTTGTAACTTTGTTTGGGGCAATCAGAACAGGGGTATAACTCTTTGTCTGATAGCCTGCGTTCGGAACGGTCTTGCCGCCCACTTTCGGGTGGACGAACGGGGCAAGGGCGCGCCCGCCCTTTTTGAAATCAACGTCAATGCTCTTCGTGTTGAACGTCTTTCGATTCCGAAAGAACGTATCAAGGAAGAACGTCCGAATCGGCGGCAACCGGCGGACAATCTTCCCCATCGTGCGCGGGGTGTAAATATCGGTTTCGATAGCCATTTTCATTTCCTCCCTTTACTTCAAAAAGATTCCCAGCTTGCGGAAAGCGGGTTTCAGGGCTTCCGCCGTCACGCCGTCCGGCAATGTCAGCCCATCGGCGAAAAATTCTCCGGTCAGCATACAGACAACGCCGCCGTCGGTGGAATCGTCCGCGGCGATTCCATACAGGTCGCCCAGCCCGTCCGCCGTCGCTTCCTTGAACCCGTCGGCAGTCTTAATAACCGGGGCGTACTGGCGCACGGTTTCGCCGTCGGCAACCTCTCCCGTTTCCTTTGCAATGGGGAAGTCGCCCGCGAAAAAGTTCTTGTGGGTCAGTTCGTCGTGCTTGATTTCATACATGGTCGTTTTCCTCCTTACTTCATTTCGGGTAAGATACGGTCAATCGCCGCGTCAATCTCGCTTTGCCCGCCGCCTGCCGCGCCCTCAATCTTACCCGTTCCCACGTCGCCCGCTCCGCTGTTCAGCGCGTCGGCGTTCCGGTCGGCGATATAGCCCGCGGCCTGCTGTTTCTGCGCCGCGACAATCTGTGTCGCAACGTCCCCGGCAGAAACGGGATTGTCAAACTTTGCGGCGTTCACGATCTTTTCAAAGCCCGCAAGCGCCACGCCCTCAATGTCCTGAATGCGCTTGCGCTCCGCGGCTGTCGCCGCGTCCTCGATCTGCTGTACCAAACCGGGAAATGCCGCTTTCAGGTCCGCGGGGGTCTTGATTTCCTTGTTTTCGGGTCCCATAGTCTTTCGCTCCTTTTCGGTGATTTTTTGTGTGGTGATGGTATCTGAAAAACCGCCGGACGTGCGGGCCGTCAGGCGGTTTAACAACGAAACGGATAAATTCGGGAATCGGTCAATGTCCATCGAAACGCTGTTCACAATAACCTTTCCCATGTTTTCAACGGTCGTTTTCGCGTCCTCAAACATAAGCTTGTCGCAAAAGCCCGCTTCAACGGCCTGTTTTCCGTCAAGCCATGTTTCCGCCGACATGATCGCGGAAATTTCTTCTGCCGATTTGCCGGTTTTCAACGCGTAGCCGTTTACAATGGATTGTTTAATCACGTTCAGTTCTTCCGCGGCTTTTATAAAGTCCTCCGCGCTGAAATAGCCCTTTGCGCCCATTTTTGGGTCATGGACCATAAAAACGCCGTTGCCCGGAATCTCGATCACGTCGCCCGCCATTGCAACGATTGTCGCGGCGGACCCTGCCCAGCCGTCGATCTTGACCGTGATTTTCGCTTTATTGTCTTTCAACCGGGTATAAATAGCGTTTGCCGCGAACACGTCGCCGCCGCCGCTGTTGATTCTTACGACGATTTCAGCAACCGCGCCCAGCGCGTTCAATTCGTCCGAAAACTGCCGCGGGGTTACTTCGTCGCCCCACCACGTTTCGGAAGCAATGTCGCCGTAAAGAATCAATTCCGGGGCGGCGCTTTCCTCCGCCGCGGCCCGAAATGTCCAAAAGTGTTTATTGACCGGCTTTTTCTGCGCCGGGTTTTTGTCCGCCATCTTCGTTTACCTCCCTTAACAATTTTTCTTCCCGCTTCCTTTGCGCGGCGTTCCGGTAGAAATCGGACCCGTTCATTTCCATAGCTTCACGGTCGCGGGTAGAAAAGCCGTTTACAACCCGTTTTTCTGCCGCTTCCACTTCCTGAACCGGATTCAAAAGCCCTTGCGCCGGTCCGTTCCACTCCGCCGCCGTGTATGCTTTGCGAATGATCGGGTCAGCAAAAAAGCCGGGCGCGGGGATTCTTCCCTTTGCGACGGCTTCCGCGAACCACTCTTCATAAATGGGCTGGCAAAAATCATTTGCAAGCCATGTCCGATACATTCGGAACATTTTCCACGCTTCCAAAAGCGCGCCGCGGGAAGCTGTGAAAGACGAATTGAAGCACTTCACCAGCAGTTCATAGGGGATTTCAAGGGCCGCGCCGATCTGCCGACAAATAGCAACAACGAACCCTTCAAAAGCCGTGTTCGGCCTGCCGGGGTTCATGTCGTGGGCTTTTTCGCCCTCGTTCAAATCCACGATTGCGCCGGGCGCAAGTTCAATCGTTCCGTCGTCCGCCGCGTCTACCTGTTCTTCTTCCGGTATGATCTCACCAAAGCCCGCGTCACTGGACGCGGATTCTTTTTCGATGAACACGGTAAACATTCCCGAAACGACGGCGGCGACAAGTTCAGCGTCGGTATATCGCCCCAACTGTTTCAAGGCTTCAATAACCGGCGCAAGAAAAGGAACGCCGCGCCGCTGTCCGATTCGTTCCCGGTTCATGATGTGAAGTACATTTCGCCGCCCGCTTTTTTCTCCCCAAGCTTCAACCCGCGTCCAGCCGGTTTCGGTCAGGTCGTAGGACAAGGGGTGGTGTTTGCTGATATGGTATGCGACAACCTCCCCGGCGGCGTTCGTTTCCACGCCGCCAATAATTCGCGGGTCGCTGGTGTCCCCGTCCGGGTTGCTCAACCGGTCCGCTTCAATCAGGCAAATTCGGAGGTCGTAGGGCATATTTGCCCGACGTGTAACCGGCAATGTTGCGATAACGTCGCCGGACATAAGCCAATTCAAAAACGCAAGCTGTTGCAGTTCGTAAAAATTGTCCAGCCGCTCCAAATCGCACGCGGGGGAATCGGCCCACAAAGCAAATTCCCGCTCGATCTTGCTTTCAAGGGCGCGGGCTTCCTCTTCCGTCATTCTCAAAAATTCATAGTCGATTTGACTTTTCAAGCGTAGGCCGGGGCCGACAACATTTGTCCGACAAGTTTTCAGCGCTCCGGTCGCAAGGGGAACGCCCATGTAAAGATCACGGCAACGCTGGCGCAACGTCGAAAGGTTTTCTTGAATATCCTCTTTCGCGGACCCGCCGCCATAAAGCCAGCCCATAAGGGATTTTTTTGTATGCGACGCGCCGTAATTTCCGTAACCGCTGTCAAGGATTTTCAGCTTTTGCCGCGCCGCCGCCCGTCGAACGGCACGTTCCGGCGACACGGCGGAAATCATTCTGTCAAGCACATTCAATCCGCTTCACCGCCTTTACAGGTCCCGCGGGACCGCACGCAATACACGGTTTCTACCGCCGCGCTTTTCGGCGTTTTCCAATTTCGCCACCTGATTTTGCCAAAATTCAATTTGCTTCCTGATCTCCGCAAGGTCCGCCCGTGTCAGGCTCCGCGAACCGATTTTGTAACTTTGATGTGTCGTTACCTCCAATTCAGCTTCCAGCCATGCGTTCAGGTGATACCGCGCAATTTCGATTTTTGTTTTCGGCTTTTTCGTTGCCATTTAGGAAATCCCCCCATTCGTTCTTGACCGCCTGCCGCGTTTTCGGGTCGTGGCGGCTGGCGTGTCCCGCTCCGGCTTCTTCAAAATCGGGTTTGCAATCTCCAAAGCGACGGTTGCATAATTCCGAATGTCTAACGGCTCATTACGTTTATACCCGCCGTCTTTCAGCGTCCAGACATATTGCGCCCGCCCCTTTTTGTAGGTGACAACCATTTTTTCAGCGGTCAGCCCCCGGAAATATTCTTCCGTATAGCCGCGGCCCTCTTCCGCCGGAAAATGGCAAAAATTCGGCCCCCATTTTTTCACCGCCAGCCGTTGATACAATAGCGCCTTGCCTGTATCAACGCCCACTGTGAAGAGGGGGGCTTTTACAATATTTGATGTTGACGGCTTCCCAAAATAGGGGACCTCCGCGCCGCCTTTGCCCTTAATAGCGAATACGCGGCGGGCTGTCCGCTCCTTACAGAACCGGTAAACGTTCGTCGTGAAGTGACCGCCGGAATCGACGCACGCGCAAATGATTTTCAACCGTCGCCCGTCCGCCGTGGTGAAAGTCTGCGAAAGAAACGTGTCCAGTTCATTCCATACGGGCTGGCGCTTCAAATCGCCGTAAATTACCTGATACCGAATCCCCCAGCTTTCTTTGTCAACGCCCCAGCCGACAACCTCAATTTCAAAGCGGTCGTCCTGCACGTCAACGCCTGCGGTCAGCACCAGCACTTCTTCCGGGACCTCGCACCCGTATTCTTCCCGCCGGGCGTAAAGGTCGTCCGTTTCGATCTGCTGTCCGTCCTCTTCCCACGTTTCCCCCATTTCGGTATTTGTCCACGCTTTGAGAAGTTCTATATTGCCCTTTTTCTTCTCTTCGTTCGCTGTTAGGAATTTTTCGACAACCTCCCGCCACTCAACAAACAGGGAAGCAAGGGCGTTCAAATGAAAGCCCCGAACCTTTCTGTCGGGATATTTTGCAATGAATTTCCCCTTTTGCGATTGCTCTTTCCACTCGATTTCACTTGAAACCTTTTTGCAGGCCGGGCAACAATGCCCGATTTCGTCAAGATTGTTCTTGTCGAATCGGATATTTCCCCATGTCAGCGGCGTAAATTCGCCGCATACCGGACAAGGCACGTTCCATTCTTCCTGTGTGCTATGCTCATACTCGACGGCGATTCTCGACGTTTCCTTGACCGTCGGCGTGCTTACGCATACCTCTTTTTTGTTCCAAAAGGTGGCAAGCCGCTTTCCCGCAAGCAAGAGGGGGTCGCCCTCATTGCCTGCGGTCGCCGGGTATCGGTCGATTTCGTCCGCCAGCAGAATCCTGATCGGGCGGGAAGCAAGGGACGACGGGGAATTTGCACCCACCATCGTGACATGACCGCCCGGAAAAATTTTTTGCAAGATCGTGTTTCCGCTGTTCCGGCTCTTGTCGTTCACCCGGTCCCGTAGAACCGGCGTGTCGCGTAGCATAGGGGAAAGGCGGTCTTTGCTGAACGTTTCCGCCATCTGAATTGTCGGTTGCATTACCATGATCGGCGACGGGTCATAGTGCATATAGTAGCCGATAGGGTTTAGAATCAGCGCGTCGGTTTTCCCGATCTGCGCCGCCGACATTATGACGATTTTTTGAACGCGCATATCGCAAACCGCGTCCATGATTTCCCGTTGGTATGGCGCTTTTGAAGTTCGCCAGCGTCCCGGCTCCGCCGACGATTCGGAGGAAAGACGGCGGTATTCGTCGGCCCATTCCGAAATAGTCATGTCCGGCGGCGGGGCAAGGACGGAAAAAATGTGCGTGAATAGATCAACCGTCGCTTTTTTCATCGTTTGCCCTTTCCCCGAACGTTGTTTTGAAGTCTGAAAGTTCCATCAAGGCTTCGTCGATGTGATCTTTCAGCAAGGCGAAAATTTCGGCCTTATCTGTTTTCTTGCATAGAACCGGCGCAAGCTTCGACGGAATCGCCATAAGGCGCGATTTGAAATTTACAAGCATATCCGTCATAACAGCTTCTATGTCCTCCGCCGCGTGAAGCTTGTTTTCTTTTAACTGCAATTCGTATTCTTCATTTTTCCGCTTTGCCCGCACCAGCAAGGCTCGTTCGGTGTTGTAGTCAACCGTCGATTCGCTTTCCGGGTTCCGCTTCCGTAGGTAATTTATATACCGGTGGTTCGTGTCGATCAGGTCATACAGGCCGGGCCGGACCTCTGCAATCACTTTTTCGTCGCGTAACTGCCGCACCCGGCGTTCGGACACGTCCAAAAACCGGGCAACCGCTTTCACGTCGTAAAGTTTCAAGCCCTGCACCCTCTTTCCGCTCCTGTTTTCGATAACCTCCCCCATGCCAAAAACGCCCCCAAAGAGCGGAAGCGTTCAAAAAATTTTTGTGGCTAAAAAAACGGCGGGGTCCCGAACCCGCAAGCCTTGCAGGAGCGCCGAAAGGACCCGCGGCGGGCGGCGATTTCTTCCCGCTAAACCTCCAATTCAGGGTTGAAATCGTCCTGTTCGTCGTTGATCTCTCCCGTTTCTGTGTCGATTTCGTATGCACCCGATAGCTTTTGCTTTGCAAGGTTGTATTTGCGTTCTTCAAGGCGCACCCGGCGGCTCTCCAATTCATAACCCTTTATGGAATCAAGCAGTTTTATAATGCGTCCGTGTATCTTGTTCAACTCCGCTTCAAGCTTCATTGTCCGGTCGAACGCGCTTGCCTGTATGACTGTCTGTGTTGCCGTTATATATGCGGCCTTTTCTAAGTCCCGCGCCTTGTCTCCTGTGGTGTCCTGCAAGGCCGCAATTTCACGTTGCAGGCTTTCAAGGCGCTTTTGCTGTTGCTTTGTGGGCGGCTTCCCTTGCTGAATCTCCATGTCCCAACGCAAGGATTCTTCTTCCGCTTGCAGGCTTGCCAGCTTTTCAAGCTGCTGATTCAGCCGTTCTTGACCTTTCGGCGTTCTCACTTCAACCACTCGATCAACGAAAAGGCTTCCGGCCTGCGCCGCTTCCAATTCCGCAATCTTGTTTTGCAAGTCGAATTCTTTTGCTATGAGCAACTGCAATTCGGCAAGCATATTCTGTTTCGTGTCCAGCGTGATTTTCTCTATATAGTCCCGCTGTTCCGGGGCCAAGTCCTCCAGCCGAACCGCCGAATATGCGCCGTGTGTTTCAGCGTTTCGGTTCCCCGCGGGCGCGCCTGAACCGGCGGCGTTCTTATTGCCGGGTTGTCCGCCGCGTTTTCGGGGCGGCTTTTGTGCTTCAAGGGCCGCGGCCCATGAATCAAGGCTTTTCCATTTTCGGACCTGTTCAGGCTTCACGCCGCCGACGGTTTCCGCAACCTCTTTCGCCGACATTTTCCCGCCGGAATCAAGCCAAATCTGCCGGGCTTTGTCCCGCTCCGGGCTTCGATCTCTTGCCATGCGCCGCGCACCCCCTTTCGTTTGTTTTTCATTTTCCGTTCTGGACGGCTCCGCGGAAGCGCACGCAAAAACGGACCTCGCAAAAAGCAAGGTCCGTTTCCGGTGATCGCCGGGCGGCGGGGGAATCACGCGCCCGAATCGTTGTTTCAATTTTCCACAATAGCAATTATAGCAGAAAAAACAGGCAATGGGTGGCAATCTTATTTTTCGGGAAATTTGAATCTAAAAATCGTTTTATTCGCCGAAAATTGATTTCCCAGCCGGTCAAGTGCCTTGTCGCGGATATTCCGACATTGCCGGGGGCTGTAATTTAACCGTCCCGAAATCTGTTCCCATGTTGCGCCGTCCAAGTAGAACCACAAAACAACCGCTTTTTCATAGAAATTCAGTCGGTCCAGTTCCCGCCCGATAGCGGTTCCCAATTCCTCCAGCCGCCGATTCCGGCGTTGTTTTCCCGCAATCTTTTTTCGGACATATTCGGGTATATTCTCCACCACTCGTTCAACCGGCTTTGAAACTCCGCCTTTTCCGTGCGGCAACCCGTCCATATTGACCGCGCCCACCGTTATGTAATATCGGTCGTTCAGGTCTTGAATAGTCGCGTTGTTCATTTGAATTTCCCTGTCAATCGTGCTGAAAAAACGCAAGATCGAAATTACTTTTCCGCGTTTCATTGCTATTCCTCCGATTTCCCCTTTTAGGGCGGCTTAAATATCCGCCTGTAAAACCGTTCCCGCTCGAACCGGTGAATCTCCGCCCGGTATCGCTGTTCTATGGCCTGCGCCCGGTCCCGCTCCAACTTCCGCCGCCGGGCGCACGGTTCCTTGTCGGCTTCTTCCAGTTCGGCCCGTAGATCGTCCATTGATTCAAGGTCAGGCGTACCACCCGCCGAAAAAATGCGTTCTATCGCCCATATCATTTCTTCGACGGTGCATTGCACCCGCTCCGCCCACGCCCGCACGGTCTTTTCGATTTCTTCAACGCTGGTTTCTGCCCACCCGCACAACGTCAGTCTTTCCATCGGCGCGGCCCTCACTGTTTCAGGCGAGAAATAGCAAATTCCAACGCCGACGCGTCAACTGTCCATGCACGCCCCAGCGTCCCTTTTCTCCCCATGTCCTTGCAGTATTCGCAAAGGCTTTCAAGCTGTTGGACAATATCGTTCAGCGGGGCCGTGGCGCATTCTCCCCCTGTGGGCGGCTCCGCGTTCGTAGGCGGCGGAGAAGAGGGGGGCGGGGCTTCTTCCTGCCCGTCGGTTTCCTGCTGTTTCTGCGGCCCTGTGCGGCTCTCTGCGGGCGCTTCCGGCGGGGGTGGCACTTCTTCCCGCCGTTCCTCTTTCGTCGGCTCTGTGGCGGTCTGTGGCGCGGGTGGCGTGGTTTCGGGCGGTTCTCCCTCCAACGGTGGCGTTTTCTCTGCCGCGGGCCGGTGTTCCTCCGCCGTCTGGACCTCCGCCGCGGGCGGCGTGTCCTGCTTCCGCTCCCTTGCGGCCTTGATCGAAATTTCCCCGGTTTCCCGGTATTCCTCAAACGCCGCGGCCTGATCTTCCGCCGAAAGGCCAGACAATTCATACGCGGTCGAAATATTCAGGCGGTCCGCTTTCAGTTCGTCCATAAACGCCGGGCAAAGATTCCGGGTGATCGCGTCGAACCGCCCGATTTGCGCCGGGCTGGTGTTTAAGGTCTGTGCAACCAGCTTCCGCATATCGCCGGGCAATTTCTCTTGTGCCTTGATTTTCTCCAAAAGCGCGCGGGTTCGGCGGGCTTCCTCGATCTTGTCCCACGCCGTTTTTTCCCGCTGTGAATTCGCGGCAATCAGCATAATTTCTTCTCTGATTGCCTGAACCTCCGCGTCCTCTTCGTCGGCTTCAATGGTACACGGCACAAACTCGAATTCCGGTTTCCCATCTTCCACAAGGGAAAGACAGGCGGCGCGCCGCCGGTGTCCCGAAATGACCTTGTATTTCCCGCCGCCCAAAGGAACGACGATGAAGTTTTGAAGCACTTTCCCGGCAAGTTCGATCTTGCTTTTCAGTTCTTCAATGTCGTTCATGGAATAAAAGTTATCTTCCGACGGTACAAGGTCAAAGACGCTCAACCGCTCAATCACCGCCGCGGCGCGGGCGGGGGCGGTCTGCCCTCCGCCGCCGGGCGCGGCCCGCTTTGAAGCGTCGTTCAAAATCTGATTCAGATTAAACTTTCCCACGATGTACGCCCCTTTCTGTTTTGTCCGAATCGGACAAGTTATCAGCACTCGAACGGGACCGCTACAAACTGTCCCGGTACGTTCGTTTTGAAATACAGTGTCCCGTGGTAATCATCTTCGCAATATCCGGTGTACTGCGTGCAATAATATTCGTCGTCAACCAGCCCGTCCTTGTCCAGCCGCTTTCCGTCTTTGTAAATATGACCGCCGCGTTCTTTGCACCCTGTCACGAAATAGGCGTTTTCCCAAAACAGGCCATCGCAATCAATCTTTTCTGAAAGTTTTTCGCCCAAACGCTTTATTGCTTCGTTCTTTCCGGCGATTTTCTTTATTTCGGGGTAAATTTTCATCATTTCTTCCCCCTCTCCAAATACTCCCGCACGAACGCGACATAATCCATTGCGGCCCCGCTCCGGCGGCTGTATTCGGCAATAGGGGATTCGGAAAACGTGCTTTCCGCCACCTTTTCGGAATACCGAATATGTGTATCGAAAACCGGGTATTCCGGCTGGCTCCGCAACCATTCTTCCCCTTGCCGGTCCGCGTCGGTCCGCTGAAAACAGGTAATCAGGCAACCGGCAAGCCGCAAGCGCGGGTTCCAGTCGGCGCGGGTGTCCTCGATCTGCTCTTTCAACTCTTCCAGTCCGTCAAAGGCGTATTTGTCAATCTTGATCGGAATAATCACATCGTCGGAAGCGACAAGGGCGTTAATGGTCGAAATGTTTATGTCCGGGGCATTGTCGATAATGCAGAAATCATAAAAGTTTTCCGACGCAATCGCGGTCAGCGCGTCGCGCAACCGGGTTTGCTGGGGGCGGGCGCTGGTGTCCAGCATGACTTCCAGATTCGCCCGAATCAAGGACATATTCGCAGGCATTACGTCGATCATCTCGAACCGGGTTTTCTTGATAACCTCCCACGGGTCCAGCCGCCGGGCTGTCAGAACGTCCGAAATGCTCTTGTCGTCGTAGCTGTGGACCCCGAATGTTTTTGACGTGTTGCCCTGCTTGTCGTTGTCGATCAGCAAAACCCGCTTGCCGTGCATGGTCGCCAGAATGTGCGCCATGCTTCCGGCGGTCAGGGTCTTTGCAACGCCGCCTTTTAGGTTGATAACCGAAATTGTTTTCACCGTGTAAAACCTCCTTTTGAATTTTGACCCACTCGACGCGGGGGCTATTTAGTGAAGAATCCGCCGGTTTCGATGATCTCCGCCATACCCTGAACGGCTTTTCCTATCGCTTCTTCAAGGGCGGCGGGCGGCAATTCGCCCAGCGTGATCTCTTGCGCCATTGTGCGAACCCCGTTCCAAGTTTGTTTTGTCATGGTAACGCGGATTCCGCCCGGTTTCCGGCGCAATGGCCAGCAGTCTGATTCGATAGTGATTTTCACCCCGTCAAGGGCGGCTTTGACGATTTCGTTATTCATGGTTTGTCCTTATTTCTTCCGCGGGTCCCGCTCGACCTGAACCAGCCGCACCCTCACTTCCGGCGGCGCGTCCTGAATCTCAATCGGGGCATACTGCCCGGAACGGTTCAGTTCAAAGCGGAATTCAACTTTGCCCGTGCGGACGTAGTGAACGCACGCAATGTCCGTGATCGTGTGAACCCGTCCCGTTATGTCCCTGATTTCGTCGCCAATTTCAAGCGGGCAAAAAGCGTTGAATTGTGCTGTTACCATGCTGTTACCTCTCTTTCTCTTTTTCCTGTTTTTCCAGTGCTTCCCGAATCTTCTTTAATTCCCTTGCGATTTCCCGCAAGGCTTCAAGAACCTGTGTATCGTAATAGGCCATTTTCGCCGATCACCTCCGCCGCCGGGCGCGCTTCTTTTTCTTCTCCCGCCGCGGCTTCACGTCTTGCGACGGGGAAGAGTGGGCCGGGGTGGGCGGCTTGACCTCTTCCGAAATCACTTCGATTTCCTCCACGTCCCGCGGGTCAAAGCAGATAACCCCGCCGTGGTCATAGGTCCCCGCCGCCCAATCAGCCTTGAAACTTTCAAGGTCGTTCTTGTAGCGGGGGGCGGGGTGGACCTGTTCGGAATAGTAAATTGCCATCATCATTTGTTCGTCGTCCGGCGCGTCCCAATCGTCAAGGTGGTAACTTTCGTAATTGTCCCATTCCCAAAGGGACAGGCGGCAACGCACGCCGTCGAAATATTCATTTGCCCGCTTGATGTTCTCAAAATCCCGGTATGTCATGCCTTGACCGGCGCATTCTTCCCGGATTTGCTGAATGCTCTTGTCCGCCATATGCAGGCGGCAAAGAATCACTTTCGGCTTATATTCCATCTTGACCCCTCTTTCCCGAAATCTTCCGGCAACGGGCCGGATTCGTCGCCGATCACCATTGTGAAGATCACTTGCCGCGCTTTCACTTCCGGCGTAAAGTCGGTTTCTACTCCGACAATAAACTTGCCCGGTTTATCCTGTTCCGGCATTCCTCGATAAGTGACCCGGCCCAGCATTTTCATTCCGCGCATAACAGTATAGGTTCCGTGTATGCTGATTTCCCGGAAAAAGAGAGGGATAACCGGCAAAATATCATCGGGGGCGTTGTAAATCGAAATACAGTTTTCAAATGGTCCGATCTCGATTTCTCGCGCGTTCGCATACCGTCCCACAATGTACGCGGCTTCATCGTTCAGCCGTTGGACCGTCTGCCGCGGGTCTTTCCCACGCCACCACGGTCTGAACCTTTCTGAAATTTCTGAAAGAACCGTTTTCACGGGTTCATGTTCCATCTTTTTCCCGCCTTTCTCATTCCTCAAAGCATAGACCCTTGATCGGGGTCCCGCTCCACCATACGGACCGGCGGCGGCTCATTCAGCACCCGCCGGGATTCCCGCGCCACCTCTTCAAGCCGGTTCACAAACTTTTCGTTTATGACACTGTAAGGGAAGATCACCGCCGCAATCAGCAACCCGGCCTTTGCCGCGATATAGGTTTGACCGTCCGGCGTGACCCGCTCGTAAATGTGTACCACGTCCAGCACGTCGTCCAACGGTGCAAGGTACTTTTGCTGAATGAAAATGATTCCGTTTCTTGTCTTTAGCGGCTTCAATTCTGTTCCGGCGTATATAATCGAAAAGTCATCATCGTTCAAAACCCGTTCCGCCGGGTCCGTGTCATCGACGTTCAGCGGTTCCGGCATTGTCAGCCGCCGAACGCTGGTGTTCTTCAACTGCTTTTCCGAAATGTCGAACACGGCGCAAAGGGTTTCTTCGTCCAGTATGGGAAGTCCGTTCAATGGATAGGCCGCGAACCCGTCGCCCAACCATTGCACGATCTCCCCGCATTCGCTGATCTTGTCGAACAGACGGAACGTCTTTTGCTGGTTGCAAAGGGAAATTACCTTTTTCAGCTTCATTCCGTTTTGCCCTCCCAATTCCACCAGCCCTGTTGACCGCGGGCCGGAATCGGCTTTTCAAACATGATCGGGTTTCGGAGGACCCACGCGAACCGGCCCGGCGAAAAGTCGCCCAGCAACCGCTCCCGCTCGTTCAGTGTGGGAATGATCTGTTCCACGGGGACGCAATCGGCAATTTCCACGGTTCCGATCACCGCGCCGTAAGCAAGTTCTGTCGCCTTTTTCAGCGCGCCCGTTCCTTTCGAGTATTCCGTTTCAAGTATTTTCCCGTATGCCATTTCGCCGATCAATTTTGCCGGAAAGCCTTTTTTGCTGAATCGCTTCTTTCCAGCATGGACCGCTACACGGCCCCGAATGTTTGTCCGCCGCGGGCGGGTTTCGTAGTGCTTCAATCCTGCGACGGTTGCGTATGCGTAAGGTTGATAAACTGTGTATGCTTTCATTTTTCGCACGCTCTTTCCTGATACATTTTGCAAGCCCACGTTTTCCATGCTTCCGGCTCTTTAAGCCCCAGCGTTCTGTATCTGCGTTCAAAGAACGCGTCGCACCGTGGCTGGTGTTTACACGTCTTGCAGGTCCTTTCCCTTTTTCTCCGCTTCCGCTTTGTGGCGAACGGATAGCGCGCCCAATAAATCGCCCGCATTGTCACCGCCGAAAACAGGGCGAACAGAACCGCCGCCGCTATGATTATTCCGATCATGTTTGTTTTCCCCTTTCCAGCCTTTCGGCTATGTTCAAAATACCTGTTACCGCTTCCCGAATGTTTGCGTCGGTGTCCGCTGTGATCGAAAGAATACGGGCAATGTCCCTCAACTGTTCCGCCGCGTCAACCTCTGCGTCCTGCTCTCCGCGTTTTTCGCATTGTTGAAGCTTCACCCCATCGCCCCCTTATATGGGATAACCCAAAACGACGACGGTTCCCGTTATGATCGCGCCGATTATGTGCGCAATCACAATCAGCATAAGAACCGCAAGGGCGTTTTCGGCCCAGCCGCCGACGCGTAAAGCCCATTTTGCAACGGTCAGGGGCTTTCCCTTTCGTGCAATGGCCCGCGCTTCGTCCGGTGTTGCCCGGTTCAGGTCATAGGCGTTCGCCCTGATTGCCGCCGCTATTTTCGGCGTGTAGTGCTTCCGCACGGTGAAGATCAACCAGTACAAAACGACGATCAATGTACCCGCGTTCATGCTCGTTCCTCCATTCAAAATAATTTCGTTTGGTCTGCATAGTCGCAAAGTCGGATTTGCGCCATTTCCTCCGCCAGCCGCTCCGACGCTTTCTTGAAATAGTCCGGGTCGATCTCGAATCCGACAAACTCGAACCCCATTCGCCAGCACGCAATCAGGCTTGACGCGCTCCCGGCGTGCGTGTCAAGGATTCTGTCGCCGGGTTGTGCGTAGTTCTTCAAAATCCATTCATACAGGCGGACGGGCTTTTGCGTGGGGTGTATCGTGTCCCCGTCGCTTTGTAGGGCGGCGCGGTTTATGACGACAACCCGCGTCGGACAGTCAAACGACGAATAGGCAAGTTCGCAATCGCTCATTGAAAGCCCGTGCTGTCCCTTGTCCCAAACCACCCAGCCCTTTGTTCCGCGGTTCAGCATGGGAACGAAATAGTTTCCGCCGAATATGATTTGATTTTCCGAAACTCTTTCCAGTTCGCGGAAGTATTCGGGCGGCGGCGTTTCCCGGTCCCAGCCCTTTCGGGCGTGATACTTGCGGTTGTGCTTCACGTTGTTATGTACCCGCTTCCGCTGTCCGTCGTGTCCTATCCCGTAAGGCGGGTCGCACATGGCAAGCTGAAAGAATTTGTCCGGGATTTCTTTCATTGCTTCCATGCAATCAGCGTTATAAAGGCGGTTCAGGTCAAACATGGGCTATTCCTCCGCCCGGCTCCGCAATGCCAGCATTTTCTCCCGAACCAGCTTATCAACCACCCGGCCCGGCGTTTTCTGCCCGCTTAACTGCATAAGCCGTTCAAGGTTGAACGCCGTTTGCGGTGTGACCCGGACCGTCACTTTCCGCGTTCTCTGTCGCTGTTTCTTCATGGTTTGCTTTCCTCCATTTCTCCATGTCGCAATCTGCCCCGCGAATCCACCGCCCGCCTACATCGTGCGCGTAGTCCAGAAACAGGACCGCGCCGTTGAATTTCACGCGGAGGTTTTCAAGGTCTGCCGCCGTCACGTACTGCCGCCCGAATATGTCTTTCATATCCCGCCACAAAAGCCACGGGACGAAAAAGAATTTGTCGCCGATTCCGACGCATACCGCTGAAAGCGCGCCACGGCGGTGGTGACTTTCCAGCGTTTTCTGCTGAACGGGTGTCAGCGCGTCCCGCTTCATGCGGTCCGTGGTCGTGTATTTCGCTTCAAACACGATTGACCGCCCGCCGTCAAGGGTTCCTTGAAAGTCCGGCTGGGCGTGTGCCGTGAATCGACCCTTGAAAATCCCGTCGTGCATTTTCTCCATGACGCGGAACGGTTCGGGCGTTTTGTCGATCTCCGCCCGGCCCCGCTCGGAGTACAGGGCGCACCCGGCTTTTATGTAGTCCTCGAAAAAATGCCCTTGCGCGTTGTTCACCTTGTTTCGATACCGCAAGGCCGCGCGCCGCTGGTCGATCTGCATTACTGATCGCCCCTTTCCTTGTTCTCCCGCTCCAAAGCGCGGATTGCCCGGCGCAATGTCCTAATTTGACCGCTCCGCCATGCAAACGAACCGTACCCGATTTCTGTTATCATGTATTCAAGATTCCAAATATCCGGGTCGCGTTTTAGTCCCTTGAATCGCTCCCGCAAAAGTTCGCTTTGCCGGGCAAAGCGCTTTCGCATATGTTCCGTTTTGTTCATGCGCCCACCCCGCTTTCTAACGCTTTCCGGCGTGTGTGTTCCTCCATGCCTGCCATCATCATCGAAAGTCGCTGGGCTTCTTCAAGGTCGATTTCCCCGGTGTCCGGCACTTCGTCGATCACATTTTCCGGGAATATGTGATTTTTGTTCAGGAAAGCCGAATAAAACCGGTCAAGTTCCTTTTCAAACGCGGCGTTGTAAAATTCAAAGCTGAATTCGATTTCTAACCGCTCCGCCGCCGTGCATTCAATCCCCAGCATTTTCCGCGTGCGGTGCGTGTACTTTCCGACGCACGAATAACCGACGCGCCCGGTCACGGTGTAAATGATCTGATTCAAAAGCCGACGTTCAAGCGGGGTTTTGAATCTGAACCACGCAATTTCCCGGCGGTCCTCTGCAAGTTCGGTTTCGGTGATTCCGTATTGCTTCATCAGGCGTTCAAGCATAGCGGCGGCGTTTTCCTTTTCGCCGCGGTCGCCCCGCTCTGCCAAAGCTTGAACCGCCTTTATCCGCTCTAAAATCCGTTCCCGGTCGGTCATGGACTCACCCCGCTTTCTGGAATCTCCCACGAATACGGTTCCGCGCAACACATAGCATAGAACGGGCATTTATGGCACGCGTCGTCCTCTGTCCGGCGGTTGCAAATTTCCTTGATAACCGCCGCCGCGCGGTACATTTCCCGCAATTCCTGTTCACTGTCCAATGCTTTCCCCTCCTTGCGGTTATTTGTCTTTTTCTCGCAATTCCCGCTTTACCCGTTCGGAAATGTCACGGCCCCAATATCCGCCCACCGTGATAACCTCGCATTTCTGCACGTCCGCCGCCGAAATGTGCTTCCCGCATACGCCGTCGCACTCCCGGCACATATAGAATCCGATCACGCGCCCGTGGTGGTATTCTCCGCACCCGGCACAGTACCAGCGCCCCGTCGCCTTGTCGTAAATCTTGTCAATTCCGCGGCGGATAGCTTTTCCAGCTCTCTTTACCGGGTTTCCGATGTAGTATGCGAAAAGGCTTGTTTTTAATTGTTCCATTTCTGCAACCTCTTTTCTTTGTGCCGGGTCAGGTATTCGCCCCAGCTTTCTTTCAGATAGCACCGCCCGTAAACAAACCGCTGGGCGAATTCCTTTTGAAGCGCGTTCGGAATTATGCCTTTTCGCTCGTTCCGTTCCGGCTGTGCGTAAATGCTGATACCTTTTAGGCGCTTCAACCGTTCGACGCGGTATGCGGCGTTTTCAAGGTCCTTTGTCACAAGAAGATAAATAAACAGGTGATAGGGCTTTTTCCCGTGCTTCTCCAGCAGTTCTGCGGCCCGCTCGATAGCTTCAATCTGCGGTATCTGATCGCACGAAAAGCGGATAAACCGAATCCATTTCAGCCGCGCAAGAATCCCCGCTATTCGTTCATCTACCAGCCGCGCGTCCATGCCTTGATTTAGGTCTATCGCGTACCCGCTCCCGATCAGGCTTTCAAGCTGTGCAACCCCGTATTCGGAAGCAAGAATGTTATTGTCCATCAGAACCAGCTTGTTTGTGTCCGGTCGCACGATCTGTTCCCATGCCCTGTAAGGCTTTATACCGCCCTCTTTCGCGGGGACGACGCACCACGGGCAATGATTCGGGCAACCGCGGGTCAAATATCCAATAGCATAATCACATTCGGGGTATATGCTGTAATCAGGAAAGGCCGCGTCGATTTCCGGCGGCAATGTCTGATTGATCGGTATATCCGGGTAGCCTGTCCCGCCCCTGATCGCCGACGGCGGCAAATATTCGCTTTCCGGCGTAAAATCAAAGACTTTGCTGGAATAGATCAGGTCATATTGAAGCATAGGGGACCACCATTCGACGGAATCGCCCCGCGCCTTGTGATATGCTGAAATCTTCATCAAGGCATAGTTCGGGAACGTTTTGTGCTTCAAATAGTCCTGTTCCGCGTCATGTAGGCCGACGCGCACGGTTTCACCCCCTCGCAAATCCGTAAGCCCACCGGGGCGGGCGGTTCCCTCTCTATAATGGCCCAGCGCTCCCGCTCCGTCCTGCAATCGCATATTTCGCCCGCGTCCAAATGTGCGCCGCAATGCGGGCATTCCCGGTAAGGCTTTCCCATGTTCTGAACCTCTCTTTCTATTCCTTTTTCCTCAATTTCAGGTAGATTGACCAGCCCGTGTATTCGTTGTATTCGTATTGAACCCCGTAATCATCGTCGGTCAGGGTCCACCCCGGATATTTCTTTTCCCAAAAGGCGCGGCCCGGCTTCTCTTTCGCCCATTTCTCAATCTGCCGCCGCGTGTACTTTCCGTCGTTCGCCCGGCTGGTCGGCTTCTTCAAGTTATGTGAAGAGGACCACCGCTTTTTCCCGCCCGCCTGCTTCACAAGGTAATTGCAAAGGGCGGCAATCCCGCTTTCGTCGGCTTGCAGACGGTCCGCGTTGCAATAGCCGATTCGGTCGCCCTGTTTCTGTCCTTTTCGCTTGCGTTTGCGCCACAACTCTTCCACGGTGTCACGATCAAGCCCACCATTCATAACGATGTGGTGATGAATACGGACGATCTTTCCGCCGTTTCGCTTTGTGGTGTAGGCTGTGACAAGAACATATTTCAGGGGCGGCAAGCCCTCTTTCTTCCGGGCATATGCAACCCGGCGGAGAAAATTTGAAACTTCCTTTTCTGCGTCCTCCACGGTCGCCGGTAGGTGCTTAGGGCTGTATGTGGCTGTCACGTGCAGGGCTTCCGGGTCGCTCCCGAAATTCAGATTCACAAGCTGGACAAAATACCGGCGGGCGTTCTTGTCATTCAGGTTCTTTTGCTTCGGTTCGGATTCCTGAACCTTTTTTGACCGTTTCCCGCGGTTTGCGGCTGTCTTTTGCCCTGTGGTATAGGTGAATATATCAACCTCCCTGTAATGATCGCCGCAAAAAATCTTCTTTTCCCGAATAAAGCTTCGCACCTTGCTTCACCCTCTTTCTGTGGGATTGTGAAGCGGGCGTGTTCTGTTGTTCCGGTCCGTCATTGAAAAGATTGAAATGATTGAAAACAGGGTTTTCAACATTCCAACTTTCCAACAACTGGCCTTGTACTGGTTATGCAAGGGGGGAAGAGGGTTCCTGTCGCGCCCCCTCCCTCTTCCCCCCTTGCAACCCCCCAACACCCTCGGCGGCGCAAGAGAGAAAAAGAGAACGAAAAGGGCGGGGGAACGGACGGGTTCGGGTCCCGCTTTCCCGTCTGTCTGCGTGACAAGGCTTTGCCGGAATCTTAATACCCATTACAAGCCCGCCACGCCGCATAAAAACGGCGTTGTTCCTTGACTTTCCCGCCGGTTTCTGCTATACTTAACCATAGGTTGATAAGCTGTGTTTTTACCGGCGGATTCCGCTTCGCACCTGTTTTCGCACAACGGGCGCGGGGCGGTTTTTCTATGCAGTTTTTCGGCGGCGGGGCGGGGGCTGTCAGCCCTCCGCCGCCGCTCCGGTGTTTTCGATCATGTCCGCCGCCGTCGCAATAATTGACCCGGCGGAAACGGCCTGTCCCTCAATCTTGACCGTTACGCTGTTTTCGCCTGTTAGATCGACGGTCATTCCGGGCGCAAGCAAAAGCGCCCGCTTTGCCGCTTCTTCCCGTTCAATTTCTGCCGCGTCGATTTTTGCCGCGAAAATCGCGGACACAACCGCCGCCAGCACGTCGCCCCAAAGATACGCGGCATAGTCGCCCAGCGTTTCCATGACGGCAAACGCGGCTTCCTCAATCTCCGCGGCGCGCTGTTCCTCTTCGTAGTCTGCCGGGGTTTTAATTCCTGCCGGGTTTATTGCCTTGTCGTCAATGTAAAGGTCGGCGTACACCTTGCGCCCGTCGGAGGGCTTCAAGCCGATTTTTGCGGCGTGCGGGTTGCCCGGATTCTCATTGACGGCATACAGGGGGATTCCCTGTTCCTTGCAGAACGCCACCGCTTCGTCCAGCAGTTTCCGGGTTCCGTTCTCCCGGCTGGTGTAAAGAATGATCTTTGACCCGTCCGCCGCCAGCCGCTTCACGTAGTCAATGACGGCCCGGTTCGGCGCTCCCACTTCCGGGAACGCGTCGGCGCAAATGGTCCCGTCGAAATCGACGGCGACAAATTCATATTTTGACATTGTTTGTCCCTCTTTCGATTCGGTCCGGCGCGGCAATCGTCACCGAATTTCCGCCGCGGTCCAATAATTCAACTTGAAGAGTAAGCCCCGAACCGTCCGGCTTCCGGCGGTAGATCAGCGCGGAAATATGCTGATATGTAATGCCACCGCACCTGATCGGGCATTGCTCTTTGAATGCGGTTTTTGCTTCACTGATTGTCACGGCCCGCCCTCACTTTCCGGGAAACCTCATATTCGGCCCCATACCGGCGGCGCTTACACCTCCAGCAAGTGATCTTCATATTGACCCCGCCGCCGACGCGCTGGACATTGTGCGTCCCCGCCTTTTTCAATTCAAGGAAGCAGGGCAAACAGAATTGACGTTTCACGATCTCACCCCCTCCCGCACGTTTTCCAATGCGGAACAAATGCAACCGGCAGTTCCGGCGATTCTTCTTCCGGGCGGGCAACGCGGCCCACAACCGGCGCGCCGTCGTCCGTCGTGAAAGTGTCCCGCCCGTCGCCCTCAATCACAAACACGGGTTCAGGGTCAAACGGTATCGCGCGCCCTGCGGCGGTTGTTATCCATTCGATTTCCTGCCCGCACCGGCGGCAAACGCTCATACAGCGCGCCCCCGTTCGGCGTAGGCTTTCGCGCCGATCTCCAGCATTCCGCGGATAAAAACCAGCGTGTCCCGCTCCGCTTCCGCCTGTTCCTCCCATGCTTTGACCTCTTCCGGCTTTAATTTCCGGGCGGTCAGCGCGGACAGGCCGCACCAATAGTCGCTGGGGCGAATCCCGTATTCTTTGCAGAAAATCCGCTTTGCCTGATCGCTGGACACGGCCCAAACGTGAAGCGCGCACCCGCTCGAATTCTTCACAAGGTAAAGGGCTTTCGGCTTGTCCATCATTTTCATGCTTCCCGCTCCTTTCCGGCTTCAAGGGTCAGCCACCAGCCGGGGTTGTTTCTGAATTCCTCATGCGGGCAATCGTCGCACCCAAGATAAAGGCAGTCGGCGCAATACTGCGCGTGAAATTCTGTGTCCCACGGCCCATCCATGACGGGCAGGGCCGCAAGGAACGCGCCCAGCGTTTCCGGGCTTTGTGTGATCTTTTCAAACTGTGTCACCGCCGAAACCTCCTTGCAGGCTTTCCGCCGGGGTCCGGCCCCGCCGCCTGAAATTTTCCTGTACTGTCTGCTGGGCGATAACCGGGTTATATGCCCGCCGCCCGTTCCGGTCCAGAACCGGCGCGCCGTCGTCGCCGACGGTTTCCCCGCGCTTCAATTCCCGGTAGATCGTCGCTGTCGTCACGTCCAGCCGATCTGCAATATCCGCCGGGCGTTCGTTTGCCTGATACCATGCGGCAATCCGCCGTCGGTCCGCAAAGGTCAGGTATTTATACCGCCGCAC